AATCAAAAACCTGCTGGCCGTTTACGGTGCGAATTGTAAGGCCCGAATTTGCAACATATGATGACCCTGGTATCCCAGAGGCTATTCCATTAACAACTACATCTGATTTTATTGTGCTCATTTTTTTGGTTCTTTTCTTTTTATTTTTTGGTTTCTTTTGTTTTGGGGGAATCTTTGTCGGCTGAGGAGGATGAGCCCACCAAGGGGCTTTTGCTACTACTCTTGCCGCAATCCGATCAACTGGTGTTCTGACTGGATCGCCACCATCTATCCGAGTTCTTTTTTGCGGCTTCCATAATTTGATTGGTTTGCTATCTGGAATTTCTATCGGCTTTTGAAGCAATCGCACATAATTAAGAGCTTCATCTAATTTAGAAAACTGTGCCGTCTTCATGCCTGTCAATAAAGTTGCTTTCACGGATAATCCGCAGAAAATCCTCGGCTGGCATAATGGCCAGCCACTTGTGGTCATTACGGCGATGAAGAACCACCGGCAGCTTGTAGCCACAATCGCGTTGAGCTTGAGAAACCCAGTCGTATGGGTTCCCTTTTTCAGTGCGCTTGACCTCGAAATGCAGGCCGGGCAATGACTCACAAACAATATCAGGCGAATCTTTGCCGCCAGAGAACTGTTGACCCCGGCGAGCCGGGAAGCCCTGATCGGTGAGAAAATGAGCGGCCTCTAATTCGCCGCGCTTGCCTTTGTTGCGTGAGTTCATTTAAACGCCTTTCGTTGAATTTTATCGGCAGGAAGTTCTAATTCGTTGCATAAAAAATGAAAGAATTTTGAGGTGAGAAATGCCTTGGCAGTTCCTCGATAATGATTATGCAGATTTTGCGCGTCGCTTCTTTGAAATGTTTTGTCTTCCATATCGGCTACCGCCTGCTCGATTACCGCACACCAGACGTTGCGGGTGAATTCTTGTTCGGCCCAGGTCATCGCAGGATAAAACGTGGAGACTTCTGATTGCGCATCCGCTCGCGGACTGTCCCGGCCAAATAGCCGAGGATGGCGGTGCAGGTTGAGATTACGCCGATGATGGCGAGAAATTCGGTGGGTGTCATTACTTGGTTCATTTGATAAGTTGGATGTGATAGGGCTTTTGGCCTTTTTCTTGTTCAAATTTAATCACGGCATCTTGCCGATCTTTTGCCCAGACATAATCGGAGTAAATCCCGAATGCGCCTGTGGCGGTGCAGAGGTAAAGGTAAACTTTCATTGTAGGATGAGAGTAGAATCATCGCCGGTATAGCCGACAAGATAAGTCGTTTCGATAATGGTCTCCACGTCTTGAACGGATATTCCAAGATTCTTTGCGCAGTTGCGAATAGCTTCAGATGCGGTCTTGCCTTCGCCCATCACATTGCCTTCACAGTCGATGATTGTTTTCATTTTTGTTTTTGTTTTTGGTTTTGCCAGCTCGTGCTGACGTCGCAAAGAAAACAAAAAACACCCCGAAGGTGTAAATAAAAAAATGCAGAAAAAATTTTCTGCGACCCTACTTTTTTTCTTTACAAACCCGCACAACCGCATGGCAAGCGGGTTTGCGGGCTTTTACAATCCGAGAATTTTTTTTACCAAAGCCACATTGGCGAGTGTCCGAAGGCGCTTTGGAAGGCGCTTGATGATCTCGCTGGGTGGCAATTCGGGCCTTCTTTCGGCGGCTCGTATGATCGACTCTTCCAATTCCGAATCGGCCTTGGGAGTCTTTGCTGGTGCGGGTGTAGCGGCTTTCTCGCCTGCGATACGATAGCACGTCACAGGAGTCGGTCGCATCCCGGCCGCGTCCCAAATCGAGAATTTTCCAACCACCACATCTTTTGCGGCGATGGCATCGCGAAGCATGTCATGGACGTTGCGCTCGGGCACCCCAAGCTGGCGCGCGGCTTCGGTGCGAGTCATCCAACCCTGACCTTCGGGAATGCCATGCTTGGCGGCTTTGTGTTTGAGAACGAGTGCGGCGAGTTTATTCATTTGTTTTAGGTTTGAGGAGGAGTGAGGCGTAGCTGACGCCTTCGTTAATGGTGACATTCACCATCTGGAAGTTTCCAGTCTTGCGGCTGATAAATCGCACAAGATAGCCGTGCGTCCATTCCGTCGGGCGGGTATTCGCGTAGAGCGGCTGACGCTTGCAAAGGCAGCCGGGGTTCCAAGCGGAGATCAAACCGACGCCTGGCAGGTGCATTGGTTTGAATGCAGCGCGGTGAGTGTCAAAGAAAACAATGTTGCCAGCGGCTTTTGCCATTGCTTGACCAGCGGCATCACGAGCATTGCTGATTTTGTGGACAAAGAAAACTCTGTCCATTTTAACCCATCCCGGCGTGTCGCAATCTCCATGCGTTTTGCCTTGGTGATAGTAGCGAATGCCACGATCGGCGAGCCTTAAGACGTGCTCCGGGCAGAATGTGCGACGAAGAAGATCAGTGTCTTTGTGGTGAGCAAGACGCTGTGTGAGCGCCCAGCGTTCCACACGCCATTCATGGTTGCCTTCGACGTAGTGCACCTCGTTCGGTGATGCCGCATCAAGAATTTGATCAAGCAAATAATTTGAGACGGCGACGTCGTCTTCGTAGGAATCCTCGGATTCGGCGACATAGCCGAGCGTGTGATGTTCGGCCAAGAATCCTCCGCAATCAATGAAATCGCCTCCGATGATCAAGCGATCGGGCTTCAGCGTTTTGAGATCACCGAGGAATGCCGCCATCGCAGCTGGATCGTGCTTGTTTCCGTGAACGTCCGAGAAGATCACCTCGACAATGTCGCCAGTGCCAGCCTTCCCAGTGGTTGGGGTGATCTTCTTCGGTGGCTTTGCAAACCGCACACGTTCGAGTGCGCGGACGGTTTCTGAATGCGCCTTACGCTCGGCTTCTAATTGAGCGCGAGCCTGCGCGGCCTCGTTCTGTGCGGTTGTGACCTGCGTAGCGGTCACGACTTCCTTGAGTGTCTTTTTCATGCGTTTTCGGTTTCTTCCTCTTCCGGGGGGAACAGGATTTCGGTTGCACGATCTGCGAGATTTTCGGCGGCGTAATGGTTGCCAAATTTGACTTCCATGTGATACGTGGTCCCGCCTTGTTCCCAACTGGCGATTGCAAATCCCGTGTCAAAATTGTCAACGAGAATTTTGCGGATTGCCGCCATGGCTTGATTGCGAGTCATGCGCCTTTCCAGTTGGCCGAATAGCCACGGCAGTCAATGTGAATAAACGTGCGATAGAGGCCGATGCCGCCTTTAAAAATGCCATCCCGGCGGACTTCCTGCGTGATCATCTTAAGGCGCACAAGATCGCTTGTGGCTGTAAAATCCACCGCCATGAATCGTTGGTGGAATGAATTCTTCTCGCCGCCGATCGCGGCATTGTAGGCTGGCGAGCGATATGCCGAGAGAATCGTGATCGGCTTGCCAAAGCGAGCGCGGATGACGTCAAGAGCGTGAAGGGTTGGAATGATATTTGTCCAAAGTTCACGCGGCGGGATTTCGTTTAGCCGGAGACGCTCATTTGATGCGCCGAGATAAAATGCCTCGTGCGCTTTGAAAAAGCGAATTCCCTGCTTGTCGAGCAGGTCTTGAAAATCTTTTATTTGTCCTTCCATGCCCGAGATTCCAGCACATTAATGCCGTATTGATTCAGGAGTTCAGGCGGAGGGTTGAATGAGAATGTGACATCCCCGGCTTTCGTCGGGTAGGTTACAGCGCAAGATGTCAAGAGCAAAATGCCTGCGGCCAAATAGGACAGCAGCATGAGCTTTGCAAGGTAGCGAGGATCGATCATTTGTGGATTTCCAGTTTGCGCTCGACGCGTTCAATGACGGCCTTGGCCGATGCGATGACCTCGAGCATCTCTTTGTGTGCGGTGGTTAGGTGACTGACGAAATCGGCGGTTTGCTTGTCCATCCGGTCTTGGAGCGTATCCAAACGGGCTGTGAAATAGCGGAATAGCACACCGATTGCGCCAAGACCAATGACGAGAAGCGCAACAAATAGCCAACGGTCGGATTGCGTAGACGCAAAGTTAGCCACTTCCAGAATGGTCGAAGGTTCTCCGGTCATGACATTTTGGTGAGTCGGAGGGATGAGCCTTTGCGCAATTCTGCATCTTGTGCGGAGCCTGCGACCGATTGAGCAAAACCCAATTGCATTGTTCCGCCCGTGTCTGCCGTGAATGTCATATTCAGAGCGATCGCGCCAACTGATGTGGTTTCGACAAATTCGACAATTGGATTTAAGGTGGTTTCAAAATCGTTGCGAGAGCTCGAATTTCCTGCGATGCGATATTGACTGAGCGCATAAACATCGCTCGCGGTGATTCCGGTAAAACCGAATTTGATTCCGGTGCCTGGCATTGCGGCGTCGATCGCCAAAATGCCTTCGACCCAATATTGGCCACCAGTAATGACCGAGAACGTCATGCCGGTGATGGCCTGCAAAGTGGTAGAGTTCTGCATCGACACGTCGCTTGCGCAAACTGCGAGCATCTGACCAGCCAAGGCCGATGGCTCGAGCGCCTGCGAATCGATGAGTTCCTCCGAGACCGTGCAGGCATTTTGCACAACCGTGGTTCGCTCACCTGCCTCGGTCAATTCGATCTCGAGGAGCAGATCCGTGCTGTCATTGTTGCCAAGCAAATCACGAAGTGAGAAGGTCGAGAAATTGACGCTCGCAGTCTTGCCTTTCTTGGCTTGCAGGTCATGCGAGATCGTCATCAGCGGTTGATCCGCGTAGCCCTTGGAGCCGCCAAATGTGAGGTCGTAATACTCGCCCGGGATGCCTTGCACAGTCATGTTGCCAGTGCCGATCGAGTCGAGAGATTCAAGCGCGAATTGGACATCGCTGGCGCTTGCGTCTGCATCGAGAGGCGCAGTCTGGCGGGAGATTGTAACGACGCTTCCGGTCGTAGCCGATCCGCTAATAGCTGTGCCGCCTGCGGTAATGGCAAGGGTGAAGAGCGTCGGCTCTGCGACTGCCTGCACGAAATACTGCGTGCCTGCGGTGTAGCCGGTGAGCGCCGAGAATCCGGTCAATGTAACGGGTTGCGATACGCGCAGTCCGTGATTCGCAGTTGTTCCAAAAACGCCTGCGGTGGCAGCCGTGACGCTGATCGTGTTGGCTGGGAGAGTGAGACGATAGGTGCCCGAAAATGGCTCTTGCGAAAAGGTGAGACGCTGGACCTCGTTGGTGGTCGAATTGCCTGTAATCGTGGTGGCGAGCGTCGCTGTGACGGTCGTGTCAATGTCTGTCCAAGTTGGTTGGTAGACGCTTGGGGTGAGACGCAATTGGATTTCCTGCACCTCAGTCACGCTTCCGCTTCCAGCAATGCGCTCGGAGATTTCAAGCGTCGTATCGGGGATGAGTTGGGTAACATCACCGGTGATCAGAGCGCGTGATCCTGCGCTGTTAAATCGGACTGTGAAATGACTCTCCAATTCGCCCGAGACCGTCACGCCACCAGCACTCGAAATGGCTGTGAGCGCGTTCAGTGCGCTTTGCACGTTGGCCGCAGTGGCGGCATACGTGATCGCCGTGGTGGTGTCGCCTCCAAAGGTAAGCGTCCATCCGCCATCGGTCGGTCTACCAGTGCGGGAACCCACGCCAAATTTGACGCTCGAGGCGGATTCGTCACTGATCTGGAACGGCTGATTCACGACTCCCGTGGCCCTGAGGAAATACAAGCGAACCTCGCCATTGTCGCCCTTGACGAATGTGATTGGCCCTGCGGGAGCGGGATTCGTCTCGCTCGCGGCGAGTCGGTTGTTGGTCAAATCTACGAAAAGTTCTCGCGCCATATTATTCTGGTGATTGTGTCAAATAGTTCAGCGCCGAATCGCAACATCCGCTGATTCGCGGAGCCGATGCGGGATGAGATTTTGCGTAGCGTTCTTGGAGTTGTGACGCAAATTCTGGGGTGTTTTCCCGTCGTTCAATACATCGTTTGCAGGTGCCATGACTGGGTTTCCCGCCGTAGAGGCCGAGAGTGCAAACATTGTATTCGCGGGTGGTGGTGGTGATGTGTGGGCAGGTCATGAAACAACTATTCCGGGTCCATATGTGCCAGCCGGGGAATTTTGTGGATTTGCTTTTGGGTAAATACCAATGCTCGTGCTTCGAATCGTCCATTTGTATTCATATCCCGGATATCCGTATTCAATGATCCACGGAGATTCTAATTCTGGAGAAGGGGGCGGGGTGTATTGCCAAACGCAGAGCGATTGACGTTCTGCAACGCCGACGCCGGTAATCGTGTAACTATCGGCGAATTGGTCTTCTGTTTTTGTAACACTGGCCGTAGCTCCCTCTCCTGGGACAAACGAATTACTAATCAAACAATTAAAATCAAAAAACTGTTCATCTTCCTGGCCGGGATTGAGGTAAACGCGCCATCCAGAGTAGATTTCAATTACAAAGCCACCTCCTGATCCAGAATAAATTGCATCTGGATAAGTATTTCCAGTTTTTGATAATGTATATTCCGATGAGTTAATTGTAATAACAATGCTATCTGGAAGGTCTTCGACTGTATATAAGCCATCAATAAATGGAAGTCCCGGATACATACAACATTCCCCCGGAGGCCCCTCACAACAAGTGCAACTGACCTTGCCTTGTTTCAAAATGACCTTACCGCCACTGGTTAATTTTACGGGCATTCTTCGGTGTCAATCCATGTCAAGGCCCCACTAATCGCACCGAGAACATAAGTTCCCGTGGAAGGCGGTGCGGCGAGTGGCACGTAATTCGAGCCATCCCAATAAAGGATTTGATTGGCCGCATTGCCAGGGGCAATTTTGAGCCTGCGCTGGGTGTGGCCACCTTGGCCGGGGACTTGATCAATCAATGCGGAATCGGTATCAAGCGCGGCCCACACAAAATTGGCCATGAGATCGCGGCCTCGAATTTGATATGGGTATCCGCCAGAGGCGGGATTGCCGCCTTGTTTGGCGAGCGAGTCGAAATCTTGCGGGAAATTATCCATTTAGAACAAAGGCTTGGTAAACCAAAGTGACCTCCGAAAACTGACCATAGGTCACAATTTCGTTGCGTGTCAGGACGACGCCAACGCTGCGCCCAGCATACAGCACGCCATTTACAATCTCGTAGCCAGTAGGCATCACTTCAACGCCATTTCGATAATAAGCTTTTAATGTCGGCAGAAGCGCAAAATTGATTTCCTCGCCTCGTTCAATGACGAAGTTTTGCGTTTCCGTTTCAAGCAAATAATTCCCCTCAAGTAAAAGTGTGCGGTTTTTTGTCCCGCTCGAATTATTGCGCCGGTATCCCGTGACCGTGATTGATGTAAATCCGCTGTCATTAAATGAAATTTCGGGCTCTGGGAAAACAAAATACCCATCATCAAGCCGGTCGCCTTCGTTGAAGGGCGTATTGATTTGGTTTGGTGTTCCGGTGTTGAGCTTGCCCGGATAGATGTGCGTTTCCTGCACCATCGACAGGCCACTCGGCCAATTTTTAATGGTGCGACTCGGTTGCTTAATCCAAGCTTTTTTTCCAAAATAGGTATAACTCATACTAATGCCGTTTGTGGAAGTTTCGGTTCAATTTTTTCAACAACGTTTTTAATTGTTTCGACGAATCCACGGATTTTTTCCATGACCGTTTCCTCCAGATTCGCAGCCCCACCTTCGCCGCCTTCGCCACCTTCGCCACCTTCACCGCCGGTTGCTGATGCGCTGTTGTTAAACTCATTCTGCAATTCGATTTTTGTGCGCGCGAGCTCTCTGTCAAGAGAGGAGGTATCAAGGTGCACCCGCACCGTGACAGGATCGGCAGCGAGTTTCGCTAATGTCGCCTCCGCTTCGGTAGTGTCGGCATCGACTTTAATCTGGACCAACTTGTTCTGGAGTTGATCAATTGCGGACTCCGCTGGCGTGGTTTTGCCATCGACGTCAACTGAAATCGTGTCGTCTTTTGGTTCAATCGGGAGCTTGGTCGGCTGTGATTCAAGTTGTTTGAGATAGCCGCGCACGGCGTCCAAGCGCTCATTCACGCGTGCTCCATCAACCTCGGGCGTGATGTCGCTGGGCTTGGCTTGTTCGAGCTTTTTAACGACCGCCTCGACGGCTTCGAGCTGTGATTTGGAATCGGTGAGTGAGAATGTGTCAATGCCGAATTTCTTCAGAATATCGGGAAGGGCCATGTTGGCCATGTCTTCGCCGATGAAATCTTTCATTTCCGAGAGCCTGCCGCGCGCTTCGTCGGTGCGTTCCTTGAGTGACTTGACGGGCTCGTCGATCTTCTTATTCGCGATTTCGTCGAGGATGTTTCGGATTGTCTTCGCAGGCATTGCCGCTTCGGTCATGCGGGTCGCGTATTGTTGAGCTTGGCTTTCGTTAAGCTGCAATTTCGTGCGAGCTTCTTCGAGATATTGATTGTAGAGTTTTTGCTTTTCCAAACGGTCAGCCTCTTCAACATTCCCGGCGGCTTTCGCTTCGTTGATTTGTAACTGCAACACTGCTTCCTTTTGAGCCTGTTCTAAAGCTGCGGCGGCTTTGTTTGCACGCTCTTCTTCTTTAGCATTTATTTCGCCAAGCTTCTTGGCGTGCTCTCCTGTGGTCGTGTCAATCAATTTTTGCAGATTCTGCGAAACCTGCAATTGCTCATTGATTCCACCGATGGATTGCGCCTGTTCATCGTTTTTACCAAGAATCGAATCACCGAGCGAAATCGAGCCCTCCAAGAGATTTTGATTCTCGAGCACCTTGTCATTGATGCCTGACCATCCGTTTTGAATGCTATCCAATTGCGGAGCGAAATCAGCATTGATGTCAAACGATTCGGCGACGCGCTTTGATGCTTCTTCAGCGCTGCTTGCCATTCCATCGAAGCTGCCTGTTGCGTCGCTTGTAGATTTACCAATGCCATCAATTTTGCTACTTGCTTCTTGTGCGGAATTGCCGAGATCATCCACGCTTTGAGCGGCCTGATCTTGGCTCTCTTTGACCTCTTCGCCACGTTTAACGAGAGTCTGCATAAACAGGCCCATCGGTGTAAAATTGTTGGTCACATCAGCCATCATTCGATTGAACCCATCTAATGATGTGCCAACGGCACGATAAGCGTCGCCTAAAAGACTGGATTCATTAGCAAGACGACGTTCAGCTTTTGCCAGATCATCGATCGTTGCCATGGCTCCCAATACTGCGCTACTAAGGTTCTCAAGAACGGGAGCAAGTGCTTCGCCGATATCTTTGCCAAGTCCAGCGGCATCGACTTCTTCCATTGCCTTTCCAAGATCAGACAATGCCGGAATTGTCTCTGACAAAATACCGGCGGCAAATGCAGCGAATTTCCCATTGATCGCGTCAATCGTTTCGCCTGCCGCATCAAAAACAGCGGAATTCTCATCCATGACCTGCTCCAGTGATCCGACCTTGCTCCTGGCATCGTCAAGCGCCGGGGAAAATTCTTTGAGCAATGGTAGCAAACGCCCGCCTAGTTTCTCACCAAATACCTCGGAGGCCAGAGCCGCGCGTTGTGTGGGATCGTCGATCTTGGAAATGGCATCGGCAAAAACCTGCATTTGCTCGGTGGGAGTCTTGCCATCCAGCGAAGCCATCGAGACGCCCAGCTTGTTCATTGCGTTGGTTTGCTTCTCACCACCAGCGGTAGCGTCCGCCATGAAATTCTGCAATTTGTTGATTGCGGTTCCGACCGTCTCCGCGCCAAGTCCGGAATTTTTGAAAGCCGTTTCGAGAACGAGCAGCTTGCCAGCAGTCTCGCCTGTGCGGCTTGATAGCTCGTTTAGCCTGCCTCCCAGGTCAAGAGCATCGCTGAATCCCTGGACGACCTTTTGAGCGCCAGCGAATGCAAAATCAATCGCCTTCTGGAATCCTGCTGATGCGAGATTCCCGAGCGTAAAAGCGGCGGTCATTTTCTTAAATGACTCATCGAACATGCCACCAGCTTTCTCCGATTTCGTCGCAGCCTCTTGAATGTTGCTCCCAAGGGCATCAAGTTTCGGTCCCGCCCCGCTCGCCTCATCTCCAATAGCTTTAATTCGCTTCTCCATGTTCTCGACCTGCCCGATGCGTTTCATCGTGCGTTCAAGTTCCTCCATGGAGAGTTCCCCGCTCTTGACAGCGGTCTTCATTTCGGTGAGTTCCGCTTGAATTTTACTCAGCGTCGCTTCAAGCCCAGTGTCCTTGGCTCCAAATTCTACTGATACGTCGGCCATATTATTCGATTGTTGTTTCGCGCTTTTTCAGAATCCGCGCCATCTGATTTCGCATTTTGTTTGAGACAATATTCAGAGCATTGAGTTGCTCCGAATACGGCAGGATTTGAGAGATGTATGGCGTCGAGTTGGTCAGTGTGACAGTCGGGTTCTTGGGGTCATTCGTGCGGTCGATGACATCGCCATGATAGCTATCATGTCGAGTTACCCACTTGGGAATCCCGCGCGTCATAGAACCTTTGACGACCTTGCGAAGATCACGCGCACACGCGGCCCAGCCAGCCTTTGCCCAGCCGACTTTCTTGATTTGCGAATCGACGTAGGTGTCAAGCGTGGATTTCGAGACCATCAATTTCTCGATGAATTTCCAGCGCCCAATATCACGAGAGCGAGAACCTGCGGATGACATTTTGCCATTCACGTATTTTGATTTATGCCATGCACGCATCCGGTCATGAGACGCGTCTGGCTCATAGAAGGATTTGTCCGTGCCATAGACGCGCCCGTCCTTAGTAATGAATAGACGCACGTTCGGCCCGGTGGCATACCATTCAAATCCCATGTCATCGGTGAAATCAGCCTTGGCAAAAATGCCAGCACGTTTCTTCCCGCCGATAAGATCACGCGTGATGGCTTTCTCCCCGGTCAATTTGGTTTTGTCGTCAGCACCGAATGGCTGAGTGCGACGAGCAAGTTCAACGCAAAGAAGACGAGCATTCGCAACGACGGCATCCGGAATTGTGACTTTGCGGATGTGCGCGTAGTCGTTCACGATTTTCTCAAACTTCAGAGCGTCGAGTTTAATTTTTGCCATGCGTCCTCCATTAAGGCGATGGCGTCAACATCCGCCGCGCGTCGGCTGTATTTCCACTCGCGCCGATTGCCTTGTTGATAATCGTCCGCGTGCAGGAGTTGCAAGCCCGTCGAGAATGGCAACTCTTCAAGAATGTCCCGATGGCCCCAGCCTGTGATCTTTGCGAGCCTGTAAAGATAGGCGCAAAGCCAGTTGGGGCTCGTTAGTTTTTTGTTGACGAACCAGTCGAGATCGTGTCAGCCGCCATGTAATACTCGAAGGCGTCATTCATGGCTTTCGAGAGCTTGGCAATCATGGCAGGTCCGCCGGTGATGTTTTCTTCGACCCAACAATCCACAGCATCCGTGAATTCATCGGGATCGTTCACGACTTCGCGAATCTTCGCAAAGGGCTCGGAATGCAAGAATGCAAAGGCTCCAGCCTTCCAGATCATGTCGCGATTTTCGCCGAATACATTGTTTCGCTGCATCCAAGAAACTGTCAGTGCGATCATTGGGCGGAATGTCCAGTGGCCGACTTTCTTCTCGCCATCTTCGATGGCTTGAATGCGGATAACTTCGTCATCTTTGACGAATTCGGGGTCGATGGGTTGTTTTGTTTTCTTCATGGTTTTGCGTCTGGTCCTCGTTTGCCGCGCTTCCCACATCGTCCTTTGATGATGCTTTCGGCGCGTTGAGATTTTCGGAGCGCCTTGCGCTCTTCTGGTGTTAATTTTTTCCCCCGCTCACCCTTGGCTCCTTTATTGCCTTTGCGCCCTTCTCTGCGTTTTTTCTTTGCCTCTTCTCGTGCGGCTTTGCGGGCTTCTTTGGATCGTGCTTGGCGTTTCTTGGCGCGTTCTTCTTGGCGTGCAGCTTTGCGTTTTTCCGGCGTGTTTGCCTTGCGTGCCGCGCGTTCCTTCTCACGCTGTTCAGCGGCAGACATGCACGCTTGGCGGTAGCTCTCCATTAAATGCGCCTGGCAATTTCAGCTCGCTCCTCTGGGGTGGCATCTTCGCGAACCGCAATGCGCTTGCCCTTGGCCTCAATCACGATCTGGCGCGGCGTCGCACGGATGATGTCCACCAAGGCGTCACGATTGGCCGCATATGCGCGAAGGTAGTTCACGATGTGTTCGGGCTGTTCGCGCTCGAGTTCCTCCCCACCCTTGGTCATCCAGTGATGCACCTTCTCGGCTTTCATGCCGTCGGAGTTCAAGCAATCGAACCAAAAGACCGTGGACTCTTTACTATCGGCGCGAACGATGCGCGTGACCGGATTTGGATACTTTGGACGAAAGCCCAATGTGGCGAGCGCCGTGGCGACCTTGAGGTTCGCAGTGTAAAAAAATTCTTCTTTGTCGAGTATTGTTTCGGAAATCATTTTCTAAAGAGGTGGCAGGCTTTCCCCGGCCTGCCAGCGGGGTGCGTAAATTACATTTCGGGATATTGCGTCGCTTCGATCGTCATGGTTTTGAACGCATCGGAGCCTTGCTCGTAGGAGATCGAATCGACCACGATCTTGCCGCCAGTCACGCCACCTGAGGTGGTGGAGTTGGCGAGAGTCAGGAGGCTCCCAACGGAAGCGGAAGCGACGCCCGATGAACCATTGATCGCTCCAGCAATCGAGATGGTGGCAGTCTTGCCGTAGTAAGAAGCTGCTACGATGTCGCCGTCTTCGTCCATCAATTCAGCCTTCTGGCTTTGGACGGAGCGGGAAAACGAGGAGAGGATGATGCCGGTTTCGGCGGTAGCGCCGAACGAGACGTTGGCGGCGGAAGATGAGGTGATGACTGTGGCGGCCATATCTGGCCGATTTTGTCAACTGCCGAGAAGCCCGGCGTGCATCGTGATCGTCACGGTGCGCGAAAAATGGCGCTCGTTCGTGGCCATATCCACCGGACCATCGCGGAGGATTCCGAAGACGCTCATGTATTGCGGGCGGATTCCATTAAGCAATGCGCGAAGTCCGAAAACATCGTGCGAGACGCAGAGCACCTGCGCCCAATAGCTCTCCAAATCTTGAGGCGTGGCATCGTCAGCCTGGACGAGAAGCGTGATCGAAACTTGAAATTCGTAGATCGCAGAATTCACGATCGATTCGCGAATGCGCGTGGCTTTGACGAAGACAGCCGGGAGCTGAACGCTCTCGAAATTCTCGCTGGCTGTCACCACGAGTGACGAATCAAGTTCCTGTTGCAGCACAAGAATCATCGCATCAGTGAGCGCCTTCTCAAGCGTCAAGGTAATCCGTGCGGCAGGCTTCTTGTATCCGAGGAGAAACATCAGGAGAGTGCAGCGGCGAGCTGTGCGCCAGTAGTCGAGACGGTCGAGACGGTGTCGAGTCGATCGGTGAGATGTTCAACACCTGCACGGCCAAGCACCCAGAGAGACGGGATGTGTTGCATATCGACCGACGTGTCAGTGGTCTTGAAAATCGCGATATATTCGCCAGCGGTAGAGTGGCCGCTTGTTAGCGTGTATTGATACAAGCCTCCGCCGATTGCAGTTGCCGAGGCGCTGTTCACAGCGAGTTCCCCGGCGGGATTGTAGACGTCGACTGTCACAGTCAACCCTGTTTTGCCCTGCTTCGACGAGGAAAAGAAGGCGATGAATTTAATGTTAGTTGATACTTGTTCGAGCATAGTTTTAGAAAAGGTTTTCGCGATTCGACCACGCGCCTTCAGCGCTCAATTCAGCAATCGCGATGCCTGCCGAATTGGTTTCAATGCGATAGATAGTCCATGCGGTCGCATCATCCGCGTCGCCCGTGGCGGGGTAATCGTCCCATGCGAGACGGCCCATAAAAAGGTAGTTTCCGCTCGTGGCGGCCTGATAGAGATAGAGCGACGGATCGCGTTGGCGAGCCAATCGAAAGACCTCTCCGGATTCGTCTTTCGAATAAAGACGGCGGTCGGTGAGATTGATTGCCAGCTCACCGGCTACAAGGTCTTGCGCCGCCGGGACTCGCCCGGCGACGCTTGACTTCTTGGTGACAATGGTCGTCACCGGACGGAATTAGAACGTTCCTCCGTCGATCGAGCTCTCAAGAGCGGCGATTCTGGACTCATGATCCGAAAGGTCGCTCTGAGCTGAGCTAACGTCACTCTGAAGAGCGCTGATGTTCGACTCAGCAGTGTCGAGGTCGGACTGGAGGGTGCTGATGTTGGATTCAGCGGTGTCAAGATCAGACTGAAGAGTCAAGATGCTGTTTTCCGCATTACCAAGGTTTGTTTCCAAGGAATCAGCGCGTTCTTCCAAGGACGTGATGTCGCTTTCGGTAGTCGAAACACGGCCTTCCAAAGTGGAAGCGGCAGACTCGATCGAAGCGATGTCTTCCTCGGTAGTGGTAACACGACCTTCGAGCGAAGTGGCGCGGCTTTCGACCGAATCCATTTCGCCTTCCAAGGTGCTGATGTCGCTCTCGGCGCTGGTCAGGCGCAGGTCAATGGCGCTGATGGCAGTGCTGTTCGCGGTGATCAGACCGGTAACCGTCGCGGCAAAGCTGGCGTCGTCATTCAAAGCGGCGGCCAGTTCATTCAGGGTATTGAGGGCTTCAGGAGCGCTGTCAATAACGCCTTGAATGGCGGTGTCGACGTAGCCTTTGGTGGCGGCGTCGCTGTTGGACACAGGTGTGGCAACGTTCTCGAGAACGTTCGAACCAGCGTCAATACCACCGGAGAAAGTTTTCTTCCCAGAGATGGTTTGCGCGGTGGATTTGTCGACGAATTCTCCACGGCCAGCGATGACTTTGATGTCACTGCCGGAGCCTAGATACAATTTCTCGTCTACGAAGTTATGCGCCAGCTCACCAGACAGGAGGCTCGATGGGGCTCCAGCATTACCTGTGAGGCGGCGTTTGATGCGAATATTTGACATGGTGTGGTGTTTGGTTGGTTGGGGTTAGAATTCAGCGGCTGCGATTCCTGTTTCTTGTATTGTCTGTATCAAAGTGGATCGTGTGAGAACCGGCAGTTCGATGCGAAGCACGACATCTTTTTCAGTGCCGATATTCACAACGCGCGGACTCTCTCCAAGGGGCAGTTCGACAACTTGACCGACCGTCAGAGAGACGGTCTTGTCCTCGGGAACGATTGGCGAATTCTGCAAGATCGAGCGAGGAGTGGCGGCAGAACGTTTGAAGAAAAGACTCATCGGTTGATGTCCTCCAATGTGATCGTGACCGAGACGCCATCCTGTGCGAGATCGGCGGTGAGCACTCGGAATTTACGGCCATCGATTGTGACGATGTCTCCTAGGTTCACTTGTTGCGTGTTGGCATCGTAGTGCGCGGTAATGGCGCAAGCCGCGCCCTCAAGAAAGCCACCTTCGCCAAGTGAATTCGATCTGCGTAGTTCCGTGCGACAAGCGCCAAACGTGCGGCCCTTGTGTTCGACGACGATCGGCAGGTCGTCGATCATCGCGGCGAGATCGTAAGCGAAAATGTCGAGAATCCCCACAAGCGGGGAATGCTGTCAAATCGGCCTGCGAATGCGGAATTGTTTGGGATGAACCCAGTCGTGCTGGGGATGATCAGGGATGTGATACCAATTATCTCGAAGCGCCGATGCGAGGATTGACGGCGACGAGTTGATGGTCAGCACCTGTCCCGCGTAGCGAATCCATGCGCAAAGATCAGCGATGCTCGGCAGCTCAATCATGCCGTGGTCACGCTTGCCAATGTAGGCGTGAGGCATATTGGGGAAGAGCATCTGCGCATATTCCACAACGCGCCTCGGGTCGATTGGCCATTGCTGGCTGTAGCCAGTCGGAAAGACCAAGAGCGCATCAGAGAGTTCTGGCGGGACCACGATGGCAGGAGGCTGGAGAACGATTTGACGATCGATTTCCGCTGGCAGTGGATCGTAGATAAAATCCATCCAGTTTTTCCCGCTTGCCAAAAATTCAGCATTTCGTGCTGGCCAGATTTGCAAATCAAAGACGAGATCAAACGCTCTTCGATCAGCTCCGGGATAGCATGGTTTGCAATACGGCACCATCTCAAAAAGTCCATGATATTCAGGCAGGCATTCGAAGATCACGTCATGGCCTTGGTCTGCATAATGCTTCGCAATCGGCAGGCATCGAGCGATGTCCCCGAGGCGCATGTGGTAAATGATCAAAACGTTCATTTGTGGAAAAATGTCTTGAAAAGGTGGTCGAAAGCTCGGGAATCTCCAGCGGCTCTGGTCTCGTCAAATTGCTCTGTGGCACTGCGACGTGCAATCGCCCAAGTTGTATCAAACATTTTTTTCAAGCCACGAGCGCTGAGCGTCACCATGCCTCCCCGATCAAAGACAGGATTGCGCTTGACATATCGTGCCCATAATTCATCGCGTGTCATTTGTAATAATCCGACGGCTGCTTGCCTGCCACCCATCCATGAAAGCCAAACGAGCGATCAGGCCCGGCCAAGCCTTCTTCGATGTAATGTTCCCATGAAAATGCAGCGGCGACTTCCACAGGTGCATATTTGATTTTCAGCTCGCGAAATCGACCTTCCATCGTGCGGCACAGCCAGACATCGCCAGCGCCTTCAAACAACAACGCATGACGACGTGCGACTTTTAAGAATCGTTTTGATTGCAGGGAAAATCCAGAGTTCCCGACGCGGTGGCCGACGTTCCAAAATGCAGGCCAAGGTGCGCCGATGTAATCGTATTCGAGCCATTCATTGCGCCATAGATGCGGGTTGGCAATGAACCCGTCCCAAGTGCAAACGAGTGCGTGTGATGTCTCGACATATTTCAATGCCCCGCCAGCCTCCCATCGCATCGCCTCTTCATAGGTCATAGGTTGCGCGATGTATTGCACGGCTCCCCAATTTCCAAGTGCCACCATGCGGTCAAAGATTTTCTCGGACGATTCAAATCGTGCCGGAACGCCTTCAACCATGATGAGTGTGACGTCGGGCGTCAAAACTCGCCTCCGTCTTGATCTTCGTCGATTTGTTCAGGTTCAGAATCCATGGATTTCTTCAAATAGTTTTTTTGCGCGTTCGTATTCAGCTGGATCGTTCCCGCGTTGATAGGTGGCATCAAGTTCGGTCTTCTCCCAGAATGGATGGTGATGGATGAACGTGACATCCCGCGCGTCCACAATTGCGCCATTCTTTTGAGCGCGGAATGTGAAATCGGTGTCCGAATAGACGTTGCGGAATCGCGAATCGAAAAGGCCGTGAGCCTGATAATAAGGAGCTGTGAGGATTGCCATGCAAAGTAAATCATCTTTGCGGTAGCCATCGGAGATTCGGAGCACCTGTGGCTTCTCAATGTCCATACGTTCGGCAATCATTTCGTCCCATCCCGGAGGGCATTCCCAATCATCCGAAAGCTGGACGATGATGTCTCCAGTGGCATATTGTGCGGCGAGATTCCACGCGCCGACGCTGTAGCCATTGGGATTGGATTGCGTCACGCCACCGAATCGCTCGAGGTGCCGTGCGGTTGCGTCATCCGCATCGGTTGCGAAGATGTGCTGGACGCGCTCCGGATGGCGTGCACGTTGGAACCATTGCGTCATTGTCTGGACGGCTTTGATCGGCCTTCCGCGCGTGGCATGAATGAGCGAGATGATCGGCAGACCATCCTTGCGTGCCTGCTTCAATACTGCGGATTCGACATCTGCGGCTTCTTCTCCTCGGCCTGCCATGCGGAGTGCCCATGCTTTCAGTTGCGCGGCCTTCCATCCATACCATTCTCCTCGATGCGTCCATTGTTGGAAGGCAGGAGCCGGGATCGCTTCCATTTGTTCGATTGCGGTCAAAGCCTCATCGACTTGACCCATGTCAAGTAGAACACAAGCGCCTACGGCAAGAGCTTCGCGTCTTGCAGGATCGAGCTTGAATGCGGCTTGTGCCAGGTCAAATGCCATTTGCGGCTTTGGCGATAGATTGGAGAGATTGAGGAGCACCTCGTAGCGGTGGACTCCATCAAGACCATCAAGCGCCAGTGCCTCTTTTCCGTAGCGCACCGCGCGTTCATTTTGGCCGATGATCAGATTCTCGTAATGCTGATAAAATTTGAAATGCGGAGTGAACGAATCGTTGTAGGCCAAGATGCACATGTTGCGCTCATTGGATCCGCGCTTATGCAAACCGGGAGCATGGACGATTTCAAGATCGCGGCGGGTCCAGATTTTGACGCTCGCAGGCTTCTCTCCGCAGGTCATGGCGGGATGCACATTCTCATGGATTGGCCTCGTCCACCAGCCTGTGCGGTAGCGAAAGAGCCTTTCGCGTGGCGCGCGGCGGCTCTGCTCCGGGATGACATAGTCAGTCATGATCCACTGGCAATCGCTCTTGCATTCGCGAATCGCCTTCTCATGCGGCTCGACCATGCTCTCGGGCAGGATGTCGTCGCAGTCTGCCCACATTACCCAGCCATCTTTGCCTGCCAAATCATACGCTCGCTCAAATGAGACGTTCCGAGCATTCGCGAAATGATCAAGGTGAGGCCATGATGCGCAGATGGGAGAGTTGCGATAGATCGCAGTGTGACATCCCAGCTTCTTCGCTATGTCAAGAGTCTTGTCGGGATCTGCTCCGCCGATTGCGCGGACAACGACGATGTCGTCAACTAATTTTTTGAGCGAGCGAATGCACCGCTCGATGATGTGCTCTTCATTTCCGGCAATGAGTGCCGCCACCAATTTCGGTTGTTTCATATCTGCGCTTCATCATTTCGGATTTTTTTTCTCTTGCAACAAAAAGAAACAGGGCTTGGAGGTTCTGTCTCCAAGCCCTGTGTTATGCAGTCCTATAGCTATTAGAAGCCAGTCGTGATACGGATGATCGAGCTTCCGTCGATGACTTTCTCGGTCGCATTCTGGCGAACGCGGAGAACGTCAGCGCGGCGGGCTTCGTCGCGGTAGGTCTCGGACACGAAGGGCACCGGAGAATCAGCGCTCCAGATGATCGTGCGTCCGAATCCACCACCAGCGAAGTCACCGCCGGTCACGTTGGCGAGAGCCACGTAGGTATTGCTCCACACGAATCCGCCCGAGTAGGCCTGGCCTTTTTTCGCAGTGTTGCGAGCGGCGCGACCAACGAGGACTTTGTCCACGCCAACGGCGGCGGCAACTTCCTGCTCGGAGAGCAGGCGGCTTTGATCCGAAGGCACCACGCCGAAGAACTGGTTCTGCACTTTGGTCGAGCGGCGGACGCGCTCAAACACAGGCTGGGACATGATCAGCGCATTCGGAAGAACGCCATATTTGGCGAGTTCCAATTTGGCCGAAGCAACGTCACCGGGAAGGTCGAAGGTGCTCAGGTTGGCTTCCGTGTAAGCGGCAGTCGCGCTGATAGCGGTGAGGCCGTTAGCGGCGAAAGCGGCGCTAGCAACGCGGACTTCGTGCGAGATCTGGATCTGACGGAGGAGCATCGAAGCGATGTTCACTTCGGTGTCGAAGAAACGGTCGAGATCGCGGCGATTCGCATCGGGCAGGACTTCTTCCAGACCGTATTCGACAGTGTCGAACGAGTCGGAGGTGAAGCGGCGGCTAGTGCGAGGATAGCCAGCACCAGGAGCGATCTTGAGCGCGTCATCATTGAGAGCCTCGGAGTCACCGAGGTTGAGCTTGAGGTAAGCGCCAGACTTTACGTCCGAGCTGAAGATCGGCATCACTTCAGCGCCGATGAACAGGTTCGCTTTGTTGCTGAGACCTTCGAAGACTGCCTGAGCGATGTCCGCGCGGATAGTTGTGTAGGAGAGAGCCATTGTAGATTAGAGGTTGAAGTTAGGAGCGAATTCGACGACGTCGCCATTGACGCCCGAGTTGATTGCCACGCCGAGGGTCATCGCCGAGGTGATGAGGGAACCGGCAACGTATCCACCGGTGATCGCGAATACGGCAGAGCCAGCAGTGACAGGACCAGCGGAGACGGTTCCGAATTGGGTGGGGTGAAACATTTTGACTGCTCCCATTCCAGCGGCAACAACGTCATCTTGGAGGACGCCGATAGCGGCTTTAGGAGCTGTGACTGCGGCGGCGGCGTTGTCGCCGGAGACCGCAACGAGGATGTTCGCACTCAGCGCCGAAGCGAATGAGAACGATTTGAACTGGTTGTCGTTTTGGGTAGCCATGGTGGTGGTTTTAGAAATTGAGTTGGTTGTTGCTCATCGCGGCGAGGTATTCGTCACGGTGATTGGCCATCGCGAATTTGATGGCGGCAGTGCGGGAGCCGAGTTCCTCGGTCTTCTCGGTGATGAGAGCTTTGAGATCGAATTTCTCAGTCGCCTTCTCTTCAGCGGCAACGCTCACAGGAAGCGGCTTGGCACCGAAATTGGAGATGATGAGATCGAGCTTGGCAGAGAGTTCGGAAGCCTCGTTGCGGGATTTGCACTCGCACATTTCAGCTTTGGGCTCTTCGGCCTTCGGCATTTCTTCCATGGCTTTTTTGTAGTCGCCGAAGGCGGTTTCCAGGTCAGCCACGCGTTTCAGAAGATCGGCGATGGACACCATATCTTCTTTGGGTTCGATTTCGATTTCGGCGGATTCCATTTCTTTGGATTTTTTGTCAACTGCCTCGAAAGAAAAAAGACCGGTCGGATTAGCGGCGGGCGTTTGCACGAGGTCCGCAGAATAAAGTTCCTGGCAGGACGCAAATGATTTTCCGTTGACCTCGCGGACTGGCCCGGAGAAGGCGATCGAGATGCCGAAGGCGTCTGGAAGTTTGTCGGCGATCTCCAGCACGTATTCGCGCATGGGAGATGTCTTGAGAAGATTCAGATCACCAAGAAGCTGATCCTCGATGATGCGAAAATTGTTGACGAAGCCGACGATGTCCTTGATGCCAGCGCCATGGTCGAGATTGACCTTGACACCGCCAGAATATGACTCCGCGCATTCTTTAACTTCGCGGAGCGTCTGCTCGTCAATAAAGAGCCCGTGGCCTTTGGCTTCGCCTACGGAGATGATGGATACGCCTTCGATGATTTCGTCCATGCCATGGCGATGCTGTCAATTTGACAGCAAGCCTGGACTAATCTTCGGAGAGGAGAGCGAGCGCGATGGCCGTGAGCTTTGCCATGTCGAGTGGCTTGCATCCCACGACTGGCAGGGAGAGAGATATCGTCTGCCGTGATCGTGATGCTGACAGATATGTCACGCATCCCTGCGTCGAAATCGACGTTGTTAGATCGACAATCACCGGCGATGTGGACTGCGAGAATGTTGTCCCGAGGGGAACGACCTGGGAGGAAATTGAGATGACCGGATCGACGTTTGAAAAAAGTGTCAAACGCACCCCGCGCACGCGCACGGTGACTGGTCGCTTCTTCGGTTCTGCCCCGCCGCCCCCCGGGAGATCCAGAGGCGAGATGATGGGCGGCGGGGCTTGCGACCGAAGCAGTCCTTGTGAGCCTATAATCAGCGGCGTCGGGCTTGGAAGCAAGCCCTGCGCGGCGATGAGTAGACTCGTCAGAATGGTCATCAGTCGCGGGTCACGGTCGTCGATGTCGAACCGTCACCAGAGATCGTTTGCGATACTGCGCCAGCCACGCGGCTGGTTGGCGTGACCGTCATGGCGCTTCCCGATTTGAGGCCGTGGATGAGGTGCATTTCTTGCACTTCCGGAATTGCCAGTGCCGTGATCGCGCTCGGTGCGAAGGCATCGTCGGTGATCACCTGCGTCTGAAATTCGTGAACGTCTGCGGCGGCATGGTGAGAGCCTGTGAGTTGGAGCGTGTTGTTGGAATTGAGCGAGCGAACAACGCGTGCGCCGAAGGTGTTGTTGGTGGTGTGATCGGCCAGTAAGGCGTCCCAGACTGCATCAGCAACTGCCGATGGTGTCAGGACTGCGGTGCCGGTTGTATTGTCCACCGGGACACCGAATGCCACAGAGTTTGCGGCAGGGACAATAAGGGTGCCTGTCAGTGCGCCATTTGCATAAACCGTTCCAAGTCGGACATCGCTAATGGAGGCTTGTCCAAGGTTGTTGTCGGCTGTATACATGTCGACATATGTGCTGGTTCCGTTTAGGGCATAGCGCGTCACCGCATTAGTTGGGATCGGTGAGAGTCTAAATTTTGCGCAGCTAATTGGGTTGTTTCCCTCTGTTGAAAAATAAATCGATCCCGAGAACAAATTGCTTGTTGCAGTGGATGAAATGGCCCCTACAGAATTCGTGGCTGTGAAATTTCCTTGAACCGTCAAAAGCGAACCGTTGGCGAAGACTGCAAATGAGTTGGCGCTTGATCCTCCCGTGCAATTGCCAACGATATTTATTTGACCAGAACCATTTATTGCGCTGTTGCCCGATGCCCCTGAGCCTCCTGTAACGTTTCCATAAACATTAATAATTCCAGACGTAGAGTTTTGAATTCCGTAACAAAAGCTATTAATTCCATTTCCTGTAGTGCCTCCAGTAACATTTCCGTAAATGTTGACTGTTCCTGTGGAGTTATTCCGCAACGCCCATGTTCCTATCGCAGGTTGAGACCCACCAATTAAATTGCCAGTAATCGTGAGTGTTCCGGTCGATGCATGATCAATTGCAAAATGGCTGACGGTCGCCCCCGCTGAATTCGTCGTAACGTTTCCCGTGATTGTCGCGGAAACAGTGCCACTTGTTGTAACTAATCCAGCGGCTTGGTTAGTATTATTCCGAGCAATATTTCCCACGACCTGCACTCCATTATTAAGCGCAAATGTGCCTCCAGCAGTTGCTGACGTTCCGCCGCCTACAAATGACGCGGTTATTGACGCATTTGTGATGAGCGCCACGTCGACATTTTGGTCAACCGTGACCGTGAAATTGTTGGAATAAATATTGTGCCCTTCACCATTCGGAGGGACTGCCCCGCCCCCCCATGTTGCTCCAGATGACCAGTTGCCGTTTGCGACCGCGCGATAGTTTGCCATGGCTTAGAGTCCTTTCGAGAGAATGAATTTTTGGATTGCCGCGCTAATCTCGGCGACGGCTGTGAGAGTTGATTGATCAGCATCGGAGATAGAGCCGAGAGCGAGATTGACTGCCTGCTCTTGCGCCTGCTCGACCTCATCGCCTTCGATGCGCGTCGGGATGAAGCGTGCGGCAATATTCGCATCGCTGGATCCGTCACTGTTATATTTTCCGGTGATGGCAAGATTCAGCGAATAGCGGTCGTAAGTTTTTCCGTCAATGACGATGGGATTGGTGGCGTTCATAGAAGTCCTTGGGTTGCGATTTTAAGCGGGTTGATTGTGATGAGTCCTTGGGAGGAGATGATCAGTGTGCGCGTCTTTGCGGCGATTGCAATCGAGACGCCGAGCGGAGTCAGTGAGCCGAAGAGCGGAGAAATCATGCGAGGAGAATCAAAGCCTGGTTGGCTGTTGGTGTTGGAAATTTGAGTTCAAATTTCCCATCCGTGACATGGCGCTCCGCGCCGAAATTGAGCACGCAGAGAGCCGCGCCATCTTTGCTCGCGTTGTAGATCAGAGCGCCAGATGCGGAGAACGTGGCATTGTCGAGGACAACGTCGGAGAACGTGACGTAGGCATTTTTCCCGGCCATGCCATTGCGAAAGCCTTTGAGAAGGACGCCGCCGATCGGATAGCCTTTGCCGGTGATTTCCCCGGCGCTTGTATAGCTTCGAGTGTTCGGCCCGATCTTCGCGTCACGTCCATAAAAAGCGATGCGGTAATCGTCGCCAGGTTGATGGACGCCGAACAAAAAAGCCTTTTTGGCTTCGAAGCAAATTCCGTGTTGAATCATAATTTCGATTGGTTGTAGCAGACAGCGGCGCGTTGATCGGCCTGTGGATATTCGGAAACCATCAAATCATCTTGCATACACCGTGCAACGAAATCTTGCTCGCTCTCTCCGCTCGACGGAGTCGGCATGACGAGTTCGGTCTTGTCCACGAGCGATGCCGATGTGGGTTGCCCGTAAGCGTCAAATTCAAACTTGACGGCCTTCAGTTTTTTGGAGGCGATTTTCTTGACTTTGGCCGCCGCCCACTCTGCGCCTGCGTCGCCGCCCCAGAGAGCCCACGCAATGCGGCCCGCCGACGGGAAGCCCGTCTCGCCCGGTCGGAAGCCTGTCGCCTTTTTATCGACCGCATGGCGAGAGAAGAAAGAGTGCATGCGCTTGACGGTGGAGTCGGAAAGGTTCTTTCGATTCGCAATGTCACGAGCGCGCGCCACACCCACAGCAGTGCCTCCACGACCATGTTCTCGACGCCATTGCAAGCCCCTTTTAGCTTCCGTCGCCATTGATTCATTCGGGAGGTTTTGACGTGTGTCGAGTTCATTCGTTGTTGGTTCTGCTTCGATTGGCGCTTGCTTTGCATTGATGATTTTAGCGGCGGCATCTTCGTCCATGCCGAAGACAGTAACGAGGATGATGGCGACCTGTTCGGGTGTTAGCTTACCCTCACCCATGGCAGCAAGAATTCCACCGAGCGCATCAGTTCCACCGATGCCGATTGAATCAATGAGAGGAGGTGCAGATTCTTCACCTTCCTCGATCTTGGAATCGATGATCGTGATCGGCACGGAATCGGAAATGCGGCTTGGTTGCACCTCGTATTCTTGGCCGAGTTCCTTGATCATCGCGGCCTCTTTGGCGCGCGCTCGCAGGGCTTCTTCGTAATCTTCGCCAGCATCGCTGTAGATTTGTCCAGCGGTCTTGAGACCAGCTTTCCAAAGCGCAATGTCCGCATTGGCTTCGCGCCCATAATCGATCGAGACCTTGGCCGGCCAGCACCAGCGACCATCCAAGAGATATTCGCTGGACGGCAGGAGTCCACGCGCGGAGGCATCCAACAAGACAATGTTCTTGATGCGCTCGAGAAATTGACGCTCCAAGAATCCGCGCCAGCGAGCAAACGTGCGCTCGGCCATAGCGGCCTCGAGACGCGCCATTGGCCCCGATTTGTCGGCATCGTAAGCGAATCCATACGGCAGGCCAACCGCCATGCAGATGTGCGATTGCACCATTCTCACGAATTCTTGGAAGGCACCGCCGGGGCGTTCGCTTTTGAAGACCTCCATCTTCTCGCCGGGTGTCAGATAGTTGACGGTTCCGGGTTCGATCGAGGAAAGACGCTGGAGCTGATTGCTGTCGGAAATTGTCGCACGTGTGAAATAATCGCTCGGATCCGCCGCGCCATTTTCAGAGTAGATGATGCCAGTCTGGTAAGCAGCCCATTTGATCGCCTGCACTTCGGCTTTGATCGTCTCTTGTAGATCCCGAGTCGCATTCAGAGCGGACGCAAAGGCGCTTCGTCCACGGTATTCGTCGAGGCGCATTGCGTCGAAAATGTGAACGAATTCAGAAGCCGCAACATCAGCTGGCGAGATATATTGGTTGTTGATCGTGCGCGAAAAGATCGTGAACGACACCGGCCTTCCGTATTCATCAAGATTGATTCCGCCGATGTATTTGTCGGTATCGGTGCGGTCGTATGGCGAACCGATGCGATCAGCCTCGACCGATTGCAAGCGAAGATCGGCGCCGTCGCGAACAATGATAAATCCGCAATCACCATCGCGGAGGACTGCCATCACGGCGAGCTGAAGCAATTCAATGAATCCGTGGCGACGCGAGAAATCGCACGATGCGCACCATTTCGCCCAGTAGCGTTCGACCGCTTCATCGAGTTCATGGTCGCCAGTCCGGGCTTGATAGTTCAAGCGGCCAGCAACATAGGTCGCGAATTTGAGGAGGAGAGAGCGAACGGGCGAGAAGTTGTCAGCAAGGTCACGTGCGGCACGGATTAGTTGGTATCGTTCGCGTGTTGCGGATGTGTCTTCTGCGCCCGAAATGTTTCTTGAAATCCCGCGCTTAGTCGAATCCAGAGCGGCATCAAAGCGCCCGAATTCACGCAGGCGTGCCTGTTCGACCATGCGCGTCATGGCCAACTTAGGTGACACGACTGCCAGCGCGCGGGTGATAAGGTCAGGCTTCATGGGCGTTGTGTCGGGAATGATGTCACAAACTTCTTGACGCGCAACCCACGAGAATCATCGATCGCCGCTTGGAGTTCTTTGATCGTGTCAGAGACTTCGGCCAAATTCGCGCGGGTGAATGACCGCCCGGCGATGCTGTAGCTCGCCCCAGCCACGGCAATGGCCTTCAAGCAGGAGGTGAAATCGATCAGCAATTCTTGCAACGTGGCAAGCGGCAGACCGAAAAATGTTTTTTTAAGAGCCATCCTTTTTGAGGGCCTTGTCAAATTTCAGTCGGCAGAACCCGCGCCAACATTGCGGCGGCGAGCGCGATGCACTCGCAGTCCCAAAGGTGATTCGCTTTGCCCCCGAGGCGCACCCATCGCTGCTCGACCTGCTTCGTTTTTGCATTGACAACATCGCGCTTGGCTTCGGAGAGCATGTGCCGCCGGTATTCATCGGAGGCATCCCGCGGGACTTCCCACAGCGGCACGGCATCGGGTTGTCGCAATGCGGCCAACCTGTCTTTGATGCCTTCGTTGGAGTAGAAAAAGTATGCGCATTTGAGCCCATGCGAACCTGCCTGTGCCGCCTCAATTTTGGAAACAAATCGCTTGATGCGTCTGCCGCCTTCTTGCGTCCAGAATCCATCGGAACCGCTTCCGTGCGAGGCCGTCCAACCGCGCTTGGCGCATTGCTCGTAAACGATCGGCGTGTCGTAGCCTGCGTCCACCACCACGCATCGCGGTGCGATATTGTATTGAGTCGCCAGTCCATCCAACATTTCCCACGTCAGCGGTCGCGATTCGTGAATCAACCGTGATGATCCATCAACGCGGAACGCGCGGATGATTGCCCAGAAATGGTCGCGCTGTTTATCGACTGCGAGAAACCGGAACGCTTCGCCATCGATCTTCTGGCCCTCCGTAAATTCGCCCTTGCCATAGTCCGCAGTCGAAACATCCGGGAGATCAGAGACGACCTCCTCGACCCATGGATTTGCCTTGCGCTTTTGAACGAATTGTTTTAGCGGTTCCACGTTCCCGCTGTGCTTGGCTTCGTTCGCTTCCAGAAATTCGCGGACAAGCGAGAACCACGGGATCCACCAGACAGCGTGCGCCGGGAATTCGAACGATCTGACGCCTCGCACCGGATGTGGATTCATGGCGCGATAGCTCCCGCGCCCTGCGAGCTGGCGCCTTTGAGCGGCGGTATCGCAAAATACCGAAGTGCAATGTTGGCATTTCATCGAAACGCTGGCTTCCAGTTCATCCCATTTCCAGCCGCTCTCGCCCTTGGCTTCATTGTCCCAGGTAATGGCGTCGAATAAATATCGTTGCCATGCTCCGCAACTCGGACACTCGAAACCCCAGACCTCTTGCGTTCCGTTGTTCCATTCCCCATCGGCCTCGTGCGGTGAATCCCAGCCCTGCGAGACGAGAATCGTCTTGCGATTCCATCGATCGTGGTGCCGCGCTTTGAGTTCCTTGATCATACCGCCTTTCCAGCGCCAGACCTCATCCCCCACGCAGTAGCGCATGGACTTTTCTTGGAGGTTGGTGATGTTGGCGCCACCGGCGAAGAGCGCCATATGCGGGAAGAGGATTGTGGTTTTCCGCATGGCGTGACGGTCTTCGGGAAAGAGTGAGCGCACTGGCTCGCATTCTTGGAAAATTGGGATGAGGCGACTCTCAGTCCAATCTTTAACCATGTCATCTGTTTGTCCAACAAGGAGTGTTGGCCCCGGCTTCTGTGCAACAATATAACACGTAAGCGTTTCAAGGAAAGTGGTTTTCCCACCTCCTGTCGGGGCTCTTAATACAACCTCGACTGCCTCGTCATCCGTGGCCGCAATGAGCGGAGCATTGAGCCACGGCGCGACCGCGCGGTCGAAGCGGCTCGATCGGTCGCTGTTCGGGAAGCGGACATGGGCTTCTGCCCAGTCCAAGATGGTTCCCGAGAATGCGAGTTTGATGCCTTTGCAGAAGCCGGTGATCAATGCGCTCATTTGATTTTTCTTGCAATCCATTTCGAGCGCGAAACACTACCGCGCTCGCGATCAATACGCTCCCAATCAGAGACCTGGAGCGATACTGATTTTGCAATGGCCTTTCGGCCTTTCCCTGATCCGGGCTTTCGCCCGGAGCCTTTGCGTGCGCCGCCTCTCATTGTTTAATAAAATGTTGATAGGCGGCTCGCCATTTAACAATCAAATCCGAATGCTCTTGGCATTGGGGGTCCAGAAGCCATTGTTCATCGTCGATTGCTTTACATGCAGCAATAAGGCGGTCAAGGTCGGCTTTGGCTGCCGCGTAAGTTACGTCAATTTTTTCGTCGTCAAGTTTCATTTTTTAGATGGCGCGGGGATCGAACCCGCGTTGGTGTGAGGTTAGGCGACCGAGTATGGTTTGATGGACGCGATGTCCAATGCGATTTGTCCCGGCGTCGTTTCTGAAAGATTCTCGGGATTCACTGCTTTCAGAATCGCCATTGGGATATCGGCGATTCTTTTGAAATCAAGGATCACAAAGACTCCTGCGTTTTTTCCGCGCACGATTTGGTTGAGGCGGAAGTTGTGGTTGAGGCCAGCTTCTTGAAGCTGGTTGAGAGTTGAAGTGTTCATAACGGTGATGACTATCTCACGGCTTTTGGAAGTCGTCAACAATTTTTTTCAAAAATATTTTCTGCCCCCATGATTTTTTTCTTTACAAAAATCAGAAAGCCCGCAGAGCCCCTATTTATGCGGTTCGGCGGCGTTGACTGATTGGAGTTCGGCCTTGATTTCCGAGAGCATTTGTTGCGTGCGCTCGTGCAATCGAGTGCGGATTTCTGCTTCGCCAAGACCGGCCAAGATGCCACTGCAATCGTTCACGAGAGCCGCCAATTTCGCGCAGAGGATGGTGCCGACTCTCACGCCATCTTCTTCGATCTCGGCCTTCGAGACTAACTCGCCCCGGTCAGCCTGAATTTTGAGCCTGATTCGCTCCGTCTCCAGGATGGTCTTTTGCAACCGGGCTTCGGTGAGCGTGGTCGGCGCTTGTTCGCCACCACCTTTTTTTGCGAGGTAGGCGTCGCGCCATTTGGTTGCCTCTTCAACCGAGGAGATGGGCAACCCGAGTTTGACCCATTTGGCCACTGCTTGGCGGGAGACGCCCCACGCGGTGGCGATGGTTTGGTGGCTAACCTGACAACCTCTTTTTTTTTGTTGAGTCATAAGAGACTAACGAGAGTATGTTAACCCGCTACAATTTCAATAGCTTAGACATCTGTTTAGATTTTTATAAAAATTCAAATTGAAATGCGTGTGGAATTTTTGCGGATTTCTTCCTGTTGTCATGTATGAAAAGCGGCTGAAGATTAGAAATGTGATTTGCGATTTTTAGATTTTTATCATCAGAAAAATCAAATGAAGAAAGCGGCATGATATGATCAATTTCCCACACGGTTCCATGGTTAGACCAATTCATTCCCTTTTTAAATTTTGACTGAATTCTGTTAATTGCGTCTTGTAGTGTTGTGCCGAGAAATGATGTTGTCAATCTGCCACTCTTTTTTTGTTTGGCCTTCATAAGCATTCTATTTACACCGCCACGTAATTTTGCTTTAATGCGACGTTTAGGATTGTTTTTGTAGATTTTGGCTTGTTGTCTACCGCGTTCGCGCCCTGCATGAACGTCAGCCCAATAGCGAATACAACCGTCAGATACGCTCCTCCAATCAAAACCAGGACCATAGTTCTCTTGTGCCCGCATAATCAGTTCGCATTTACGTTTGAGCGATTTGATTATTTTGAGAGATTTGTTTATTTTCTTCAGCTCGTTCTGACGGTATATTTCTTGTTGAGATTTGATTTTGGTTGATTTGATTTTTGTTGATCTCTCGATCAGCCTATTAGCGGCTAGTTTCGAACTAGAGCGCGGCAGTCCTCGTTTCTTGATAATATATCGAACTCTTGGATGTTTGACTCGGTATAAACGCCTGGCAATCGACTTAGATCCCATGCCAAGACCAGCAAGACAAGAGATGCAAAGAAGTTCAGTGTATGGATTTTTTTTGCGTTCGCTCAAAGACTCAGCGAAACATTCGTGTGAGCAGAATTTTTGATTCTTGCTTTCGGATTCGAAGGCTTTTGAGCAACGAGAACAGGAGCCTTGATATTTTGTCCTTTTGGCCTTCCGCCCTTCTTGCCGTTGATTCTGGACGCTGTGGCCTTCTTCTGTGTCTTTGAGAGACCAAGAACCCTGCCGATATTGATTGGCTGATTGCAATGTGGACATAGCATGACTGTAACCTAACTGATGGGTTTGTCAACTACAAATCCAATTTCTTTGCAAATTCGATGATGGGCTTCAGAGCCAGAATCATGTTGTGCCTCTCATGCTCTTCCCATTTTTCAATTGGTCGTGACTCAATCATCGCATCAAGTGATTTGGTGAGTTTCCCAGCGAACGAGAACCAACCGAGCGCAACGCTCGCACCCTTGGCCACGGGCTCACCTGCAGCGGATGATGGCGGCGGTAATAGCCCGAGCCATTGCGTGCCGACCTTGGCCACGTCACTTGGCCAGAGGTCAAGCATAAGCTGTTCGCGATTGCGGGCGAGATGGACGGCCTTTTCGGCATCGCTGGCGGGAATGCCGATTCTCGCGAGCCATTCGGCCCTAGAACCGCGTTGCGCGTCTTTGGCGACCATGAGCATGGTCCCGCAGTCTGCGAGAGCCAGAACGGCCTCTCGTGCGTTATCTTTGGCGGTAGCGGCCAACGTCATGGCACGCTCATATTGTGCGCGTGCTTCCAGTTCGGCTGGTGTCAGGTCAGGGTTGATTTCGATGTCCATTAGTTTTTTTGTAAATTTGGCGAGCGACTTCAGTTTTCAGGGATGGCGATGGTGGCAGGCCCAATTCGTCGATTAGGTCGATTGCGATTTTGCTGATAGCCTGCTTGGTGCAGCCGATCTGCCGGGCGACGTCAAGCATCGTTAGCCCCGCAGTGCAGGGATGCCCGAGCGCGAATGCGACTCCCCACAATAGCGGCGTCGGACGTTGCGAGCGGGCGTGCAGGAATGAAACGAGGTCATTGATCTTAACGAGCATTTTAAGCGAGGCATCTCGATAACTGGCCATCGGCTCTTCGGTCGGGAAGAGCCTGACAGCCGCGTTGCAAGGCTCATCACAGAAGCCCGCGTAGTCGACCTCGTAGCTTGCCTCGTCATATTCCGCCGCGTCTCTCTCAATCATATTTGTGTGGCGATTGTGGTTGATTTTGTGGGTGTGTCAAAGAGTTTTAAATCGCAAAATGTCCCCGCGCGTCAAAGATGCCATAAAAACTAACGAAGACCAAAAAATACCCCCCCCCCCTTTAAGGGGGGGTTTTTTGGCGTTATTTTTTGGCGTTTCTCCAAAAAATAAAAAATTCCAAAAAATCAATTTTTTGGCGTTTATGGGTGGCGTTGGTAGCATTATGTAAATGTGTTTCATAATAAAGTTTTAGATAATATAAAAAGATGATTTTAGTATATAGATTTTGGGGCAACGCCAAAAAATAGGTTTTTAGTTTTTTGGCATAACGCCAAAAAATTGATTTTTGATTTTTTGGCGTTCATGGTTCGCGTCGTTTTTTGGCTTGCGCGATGAAATTGGCAATTGTTTGGTCACAACAAGAGAGATTAAGGTCCTTCTTGATTTTTGAGTAGACACCACGTGCGCCTTCTTCGTGCATATTATATATCGCCATGATTTGTGGCTCCAGTGCGGTGGGAATTGATTTTGATCGTCCTGCTTTTTTTTCTGCCTCTTCGGCTGTTGGCAGATCGCAAGCGACCCAATTGAGGCCCTTGTCGGCATGCTTGAGGCCAATCTGAATTGTCGGTTGACCATTAAAATCAAGAACGCCAGCACGGCGGCCACGCTTAGCCAACAACAAGCGAAATGTTCCTTCTTCAGGCGTTGTTTGCAGAACCGCGATTGCTCGAGCCCAGTTGGTCAATTCAGACGAGCCAAGGCCGACGTAAGCATAGTCGTTCGCATTCCAATGCGAGCGCCCTTTGCTATCGCTTTGTGGCTTCCCGGTGTGGTGACTCCAGACCCATGCAAATTTACGGCGAAACGCAATGGGATTGCATAATCCGCGCAGGAATGTGCTGGCGACCGATTGCTGGGAGAGATCGTCGCCGATGTAGGACAGGAGCGGATCTCCGAAGACGAGGTCGCATTCGCCTTTTTTGTCAAGGAGCTTGTCGACTACGTCGATAAATTCTTTTCCGGTCTGCGATGTGACGCGCGCGAATGTGATGTTTTCTGTAAGCGTATTGATCGCCTCGCGATGATCCATGCGACTAACAGCAACAACGTGCTTCATGACACCTTGAACAATTTCAGCCATGTCACCAGCATCATTCTCGGCTTGGATGAATAGGCTTTTGAGTGGCCTTCTTGGCTTGATTCCAAAGAATGGAAGGCCCAGCGCCCACATCATTGAAGCTTGAACTGTCAAGGACGATTTCCCGACGCCAGATTGACCAACAATAAGAAGCTGCCCGCCTTGGCAGACCCAACGATCCCCAAGAAGGACAGTATTGTCGTCTTGTGGTGTAAACTGAAATAGCTCATTGAATGAATGAATCTCCACGCCTACCATGGCTGGATCGTTGGCGTCATTTATGGCCGCAATGACCAGCCTCTTGCTGCATTCTCCGCTCTTTACCCAGTCGTTAGCATCCTTGTATTTCTCAGGCGTGCGGACGCGCAGAATGCTTTTATTGCACGCATTCGTGGCATCCTGCATCCATTGTTCGGATGGAATTTTTCCATTTTTAGGCTGATCGTTTTGCGGGAATGCATAGACCTTTTTGCCTTCTGCGAAGGCTCCAATTACCTTTCCATTGCTTGCGCCGCGTGAGGCCACCCAAAATACAGATTTCCACTCATCACCAAGTTTGTCCGCTATAGCGAGCATGTCCCATTGTGACTCGAAGAAGAAAACCTTGACAGAGTTGGGGTCGCCCATTGTCAGAGGTTCAACCTGGGTGCCCTTGGGTTCAAATCTCCAACGACCATCGTCACAGCGAACATGTGCGCCATGACCGCATCGGAATGCTGGCTGGCCATTGCTTGCGCCCAAGATGTCAAGTTCCCGAGCATCGCGCAGGATATTTGCCGAGATGCCGCGCATTGTTGCCAGTCGCTCGATGAATGCATCATTGGCGGCATTGCGATATTTTGACCAATCGCTTTTGCCGTTCAGCTTGTAGACTGGTTCCGATTGACGATTGTCTTGTCGCACACCAGCCAAGTCGCAGTAGGTGGCGATTGCTTGGGCATTGGATTGATTATTTAGCTTGGCAATGAAATCAACCTCATCGCCACCTTCTCCAGTGCCATGGTCTTTCCAGCGCCAGCGCCCATTGTTTTCAAAAATGCCAAAGGAAGGATTGCGCTCTTCGCGGAATGGCGATTTGGCGTTGCGTTTGGCGTGATCTCCAAGGCCCATGCGATGCATGAGCTCCGGGAGGGGCAGCCTCTGACGTGCAAGTTCGAGATTCATTCCCAGCCTCCTTGGTCGCGGAGATACCACCATCCATATGCGTCCTTAAAAACACGGCCTTGCATGGCCATGTGGTCAAGAGCGTGGTCGGCGAGCTTTTTGGCCGCTTGCCAGTATGTTGGATGAGCTCCTTGAGGAAGGAGTTGTTGAGCTATATCGAGCCTGTCGATTCCACCATTTCGTTGGGAGCATCTGAAGGCCCGAATGACGTGCCCTTGCAGGGCGTGATCGGGAAGTTCCATAGTTGAAAAAACCCTTCGTGCCGCCCCAGATGAGAAATTAGGCCATGCGAAGCCTCTGGTGCGCACGAAGGGGAAATTTGTTTAAGCATAGTTATTGGCTTTCTCATGGCCAATTGAAATCCTGCGTTGAGTGTTTATTTTGTCAACGATTATTTTGTTGCTTGTGTAATTCTTCTTGCAATCGTTGTGATGCTGTTTCGCTAAACCATCCCAAGTCATCGATTGCTCGCTCTACTAATTTTCGCAGTTTGGGGATGATTTCGCGTTCGGAAACAATCCCGTTGTCGCGCTCATGTTTTACTCCGCAAAGTCGCGCCTCAATGATTTCATACTCGATTTTCCAATGCTCCGCATCTTCCCGCGCCTCGTCCCGCTCGCGCTCCAGTTGGATGATTTTTAACCTCGCCTCGCTCGCGATCATTCTATCTATCCAAGACTCCCGATGGCGATACCTCTGCCACGCCAGGTTAAGCATCCATGCTAATGTAATGGCGTAATTGAGAGGCCATGCCGCCATCACGATCTCCCTCGTCTGGTAATCCCGATAGCAAGCCGCCATCCAAGGCTTTGTTATGATGTTTTCAGAGACGCGCTCAAAAATGAAACGCTTAATCATGTCGCTCATTTCGCGCCCTCCTTGAGTTGGTCGATAAATTCTAATACAGCCGCTGAAAGGCTCTTTCGCTCGACTCGCCCATTTTTAGGGAGCCACACACTCCAACACGGATATCGACCGCACATAGTAACGCTCTTGATATGTCTGGGACTCATTTCGAGTATGGCTTCATCCAACTTTTTAATAATTTCCCTCGCCTCGTCGCGCTCGCGAAACAATTCGTCGGTGCGTTTGCGATAGTCTTCAAGCAATTGTTTTGTGACTTTGGCAATGACTTTATCCGCCGCTACTTTATCGAAACTTAAGGCACCATAGTCCACATCATACCATTTATGATCGATCTTTATAGCATAGTGCCAGCGTTCGCAGTCATCTTGATGGTCGGGCATCATAGCGACCGGGAATCCTTGATGCTCAAAACTAATGTGTTTGTCGTAGTTCATATTTTGTAAAAATTGCGCGTATCCGTCGCGCCCCGGCCATTCGTTAAAATGGAATTTCGTCGCTGTCGTCAATCTGTTTTGCGGCAGGTTTGGAGCGCAAGCGAGCCAGTTCTTCGCCATGCACCCACTTTTTGATCTCATTGAAACGAGCGTCTGTTTCGTTAGCCCTTTCCTTTTCTCCAATAAGCGCCCAGCCTTCGCAATCAACGATGTCAATTGGTTCAAGGGTAACATTATCGCCAAGCGCAAATTTCTTGCCAATACTAAAAGCAAAATCTGTATTTTTTTCAGACATGCTATCAAGAAAAACAAGATAGTGCCAAATTTCAGGCCCTTTTTGGTTATCGCCTAAAATAACGCGACAGGTCAGTTTCATCATTTCGTTGCCTTTTTGGCTGGTGCTAAGGAATGCGTTTTCGACGCGGATTTTGTAGAGTCCAGGCTCCACAAAATAGGTTTTGGATTTTGTTGCTGTGAATGATGGCATATATTTTATTTTTTGTTTTTGGTTTGCCGGAGCTGTTTAATCGGCGTGCTCCGAATTATCGCCGCTTCGTTAAACTCCACACCAACCTTGATGCAGAGGTCTTGAAATTGGTTTCGTTTCAGTGTGCCCAGCACGCTCATCAATTGTTCTGTGGTCGCTCCGGTGGCCACGACTGCTTCAGCAAGAATCGTCTCTTGGCCTCGCATTTCGACGATCTTCCATCCGGGCACCTCACGCTGTTCGACGCGGGAACGGAGTTCGGCTATGGCAGATTCGGCCAGTTCTTTTTCAAGGAATTTGAACCTGCGCACAAACTCGGCCAATGTCTCATCCGTGGCGTAAATCTCCGCACGGATATCGTCGATAGATTGCTCGCTGCGAGCCGTCTCGAGCGCCAATCGAGATTGCGTTACAATCGCCGTGCAGTTTGGTTTGTTGGCACACCAGTCGCAGTATTCACAAAGGCGAGGACTCGCCCAATCGTCAGTTGATTTCGCAATAAGATCACCAACGAGACGCGTTGCCTGTTCATACGTAAATCGCTCGGTTTGCGTCGTCTTCTTATCAACGTAAATCGTGTGTGCGGTCCATTCGTCTGCTTGGTAGTGATCCATGCAGGCGAGAGCGTATGCGGCCAATTGAGCGCGATAGTCGCGTGCTTGTCCTGTCTTTATGTCTGCTACCCAGCGCCTGCCAGGACAGACTGCGTCAGCGGTGCCGAGGCGTGAGAGCCCGGGCACTGCCATAGCAAGATGGCTTTCGCGTGTCTCGACGTAGTCGTCGCCTAATTCCCGCAGCATATTGACTCCGTAAGCAATCGCCTCATAGTCCTCATCGGCCGGAATGTCTTCGCCCTGCTCGATCACGCGGCGAATGATTGCATCGATGCGTGTTCCGCGTTCGGCGGCTTCGCTGGAGCCCTCCTTGCCAACGAACAATGGGCATTCGTCGAGCTTAGGAAGCATGGATGGGGAGAGTTCTTTCATGGTATTGCGGCGAAGAATTTTTCCGGGTTAGCTTTGATGCGTGCAAACACGCGCTCTTCCATGTTGCGGAATGTCTGGCCCTCGGCGATGAGATTTTTGCTCAAAAGATAGCTGTTGACTTTCTCTTCGTTTTTTGCCAGTCGATCTTCCAAGGTCACCGTCTCGGAGTCGACAATTTCAACCGCAGGCGCTGGCTTGGGTGCTGGTGCATTAAATAGATGCGCAACGCTCGCCCAGGTCATCGGCAGTTCCTCCGGAAGTCCGGAGCGTGTTTTTGCATCGTAGGCCGCGCTGTGCGTGGTCAAGATGATGCGTTCCTTGCCACCAATGCCTTTGGCCCGTCCGGATTCAGATTCCACCGTCTTGGTCTTGAAGCGAAAGAACCAGAGTTCATCAGCCCATTCTTTGACCAGCGGACTGGATTGTTTGGAGAGCTTGAGCTCATAGCGATCATATGCCGCCGGGAGATCCGGTGGCTCGACTTTGGTGACCTTGCTGTGCGCGATGAGTGCGACATTTTTGCCTGCGACAATTAAGCTGTCCAATCGGCTCAAGAAGCCTGCGATTTTCTCGCTCACCATTACCCAGCCTTTGCCAAATCCGAAATCCTCAATTGATCCTTTTTTGTGCTGTGCCAGCAGGTCCGCAATGGCAAGGCGCTCGGCCCAGTCTGCGGAATCGATAATGACCGTCTTGTAGTCAAGATGCGCGCACTCAGAGACAGCATCGTTGAGCTGTTTCCAACTGTCGATTTCAGCTCGTGCGGTGTCGAGGTGAGCGGTGCCGCCCTCAACGTCGAGGAAAAGCGGTGCCGGGAATTGCGCGGCGAATGTCGATTTACCGACTGATTCGACGCCGTAGATGACCACGCGCTGTGCGCGGGTTTGTTTGCCTTTTGTGATGTTCATTTTGATTTTTTTCTTTTGTTGGTTTTGTTCTGCGGACGTCCAATTAGCAATTTCAAATATTTGGGACGCCAGTTTAATAATACTTTTTTTAAGGGTAACATAATAGGTAATTATTGAGCGAGTCGAAGCATTGTATCGGCAACATTGTCTAAGAATCCAGATTCTTTTAATACTTGAAGTCTTTCGCAGAGCTCAACAAATTCTTTTAGCCTTGCTATTTCTTCTTTGTAATCACCACCTAGAAAGAACTGCCTTACCTCTTTTAACGCACCTGTCATTTGCGATGTCTCGGCAACCATCGCAAATCTTACACTGCGAATATCCTCTAAATATCTTTTATTGTCTGCGCGAAACTTTTCCATTTCGCCGCCAATGCCCTCAACTAGTTCGTGAATAATTAGACGCGCATCTTCTGCCGCCTTTACATTTGGCCGAGTTTCTTTTGGCAACTTTGCGATTTCGGCGCAAATTAATGCGGCCATTTCATCTAAATCAAAAACCTGCTGGCCGTTTACGGTGCGAATTGTAAGGCCCGAATTTGCAACATATGATGACCCTGGTATCCCAGAGGCTATTCCATTAACAACTACATCTGATTTTATTGTGCTCATTTTTTT